AAGAGATTAATAATATTTTAATGGCTGACAGAAAGGGCAGATTGTCCTCTGACGAATTGTGGCAAGAGCAACAGGACAGAAAAAGAGAAGAAGTAGGCTATGAAGAAGTTGAAAGGCAAATGGACATAGAAGAATATCTTGCTGACAAAAGCTATGAGGAATACAAGGATTGGGAAAGTTCAAAGAAATAGACGTTATGATACAGGATATAGTTCTACAATTAGCACCACCGCCTTCTGACGTAGCGTTACGTATGGATTGCCCTGCTTGTAATCACAAAAACACATTGTCGATAATGAACAACAACGGAACAATTCTTTATCATTGTTTCTCTGCTTCATGTAACGTGAAGGGCAGGGTATCTGACAGAAAAGAATTAAAGTTCACACGACATGAAGTAGTTCCTCCGAGGGCTGTTCCCCTTGACTCACGCAGTTTTGTGCCCCTAGGTAGAAACCAAAAGGCTCTCGACATGGTGGTCAAGCGGAACAGTTACGAAGCATATCAACACGCAAGGGCTGACATAAGGTATGATGTACGCCAAGACAGGGTTGTCTTTATGGTATATAAGAATGGCAAAGCTGTTGATGCTGTAGGTAGGAAATTAAACGAAGATGACAAAAGACCTAAATGGTTTCGGTATGCAAGAAGCCGACATCCTTTTGTATGTAAAGCAAAAGCTGACAGCGACACAGCCTTTTTGGTAGAAGATTGTTTCTCTGCTTGTGCTGTATCCCAAGTCCATCATGGGATTGCACTGATGGGTACAAATCTACCAAATGAATACTTGACAACTCTTAATTCTTACAGTAAAATAGTAGTAGCATTAGATAGAGATGCCTCCAAAAAAGCTATCGAACTGACGAAACAACTTAGGGTGTCTGTACCCACTACTCTTGTTTTCTTAGAAAAAGATATTAAGAATATGAATTTAACAGAAATACAGGAGTTAATATGAAACCGCATACAGCACCGACTAAAAGATTTGACAGAGAACTATTTAATGCAAATGATCCTCAGACAAGAGAGTCCGCTAAAAAATTATTACCACCAAAATTAAAAGAAATACTCAAATTAGATGAAGAGCCTGTCTTGGAAGATAATCCAAAGGCATACGGCATTGACCTTCTTTGTGAGAAACATAACCTTAGTGTTGAAGTAGAAACTAAACACGGATGGGGTGATGGTAAATTTCAATGGGGCGATATGCACATCCCAAGACGAAAGTTTAGGTACACAAAGGTTGACGGTGAAGTTTTCTTTGTTGTGTTTAATACTAATAGAACGCAGGCAGGTATAATGACCAAAGACTCTGTTAAGAAAGAAAGAGTAGTTAATAAATTCAATAGGTTATCGAGATTACATGAGGATTATATCTCTGTACCTGTTGAGGAAATTATATGGGTTTAGGAGATACCAATGCAACAAGTAGAATTACCAACAGATTACCAAAAGTTTATACATCAGTCACGTTACGCTAGATGGAAAGAGGAAGACAGTAGAAGAGAGACATGGGAAGAGACAGTATCACGATACTTTGATTTTATGACTGACCATCTTTTTGACAACTTTGATTACACCTTACCTTCTAGTATAAGAGAACGTTTAGAAAATAAAGTGCTTAACCTTGACATCATGCCTTCTATGAGAGCTTTGATGACAGCAGGTGTTGCTCTTGACAGATGTAACGTAGCAGGGTATAACTGTTCGTACCTACCAGTTGACAATGCAAGGTCATTTGACGAGTGTCTGTACATACTTATGTGTGGTACAGGCGTAGGTTTTTCTGTAGAGAACAAGTACACTACTCAGCTTCCTGTAGTCAACGAAGCGTTGCATAATTCCGACACTGTTGTAATTGTATCAGACTCCAAAGAAGGTTGGGCTAAAGGCTACAAAGAACTAATATCATTACTATACTCTGGACAGATACCTAAGTGGGATTTGTCTCGCCTACGCCCTGCAGGTGCTAGATTAAAAACTTTTGGTGGCAGATCATCTGGTCCAGACCCACTTGACGATTTGTTTAGATTTACTGTAGATATTTTTAAAAAATCTGCAGGAAGACGACTGAAGTCTATAGAGTGCCATGACATCATGTGTAAGATAGGCTCTGTAGTAGTGGTAGGGGGAGTACGAAGATCAGCCCTAATAAGCTTATCTGACCTTGAGGATCAAGAGATGGCTTTAGCCAAGTCTGGTGAGTGGTGGAGTGACGAAGGGCAAAGAGCTTTAGCAAACAACTCTGTATGTTACCAAGAGACACCACCAATCGGTATATTTATGAGAGAATGGTTAAATCTGTACAACTCTAAGTCTGGTGAAAGAGGTATATTTAGTAGAGATGCTTCTGTGCGTCAGGCAGATAAAAATGGTAGACGAGAGTCAGGACATGAGTTTGGAACTAACCCTTGTTCAGAGATAATATTAAGACCATATCAATTTTGTAACCTAACAGAAGTAGTAGTAAGAGCAGATGATGACATAGAAAGGTTAGGTCAGAAAGTAGAAGACGCTACAATCTTAGGTACAATACAATCTACTCTTACAGACTTTAAGTACCTACGAAAAATTTGGCAAAACAACACAGAGGAAGAAAGACTTCTTGGTGTTTCGCTTACTGGTATACTAGATAATCCTAAATTAGGAAAGGCAGAAGACCTTAAGAGGTTACGAGATATAGCTGTAGATACTAATTTAGGGTTAGCAGTAGAATTAGGCATACCACAATCAACTGCAATTACTTGCGTTAAGCCATCAGGCACTGTTTCCCAACTTGTAGACTCTGCCTCTGGTATACACGCAAGACATTCCGCACATTACATAAGAACAGTAAGAGGAGATAAGAAAGACCCTCTCTCTCAGTTTCTTATAGACCAAGGTATTCCATACGAAGATGATCTTATGCAACCTGACAATACTGTTGTGTTTTCTTTTCCTATGAAGTCACCTACAAAAGCAGTACTAAGAGAAGACTTAAGTGCTGTAACACAATTAGAAAACTGGAAGAACTACCAAGAGAACTGGTGTGAACATAAACCATCAGTTACCATATCTGTAAAAGAAGATGAATGGTTTGAGGTAGGTTCTTGGGTGTATAATAATTTTAAAGATGTAGCAGGTGTTTCTTTTTTACCACACTCTGACCATACATATAAACAAGCACCTTATCAAGATATAACTAAAGAAGAATATTTAGCTTTAAGTAAGAAAATGCCAAGAAATGTTGATTGGACATTACTTTCCGATTACGAACAAGAGGACAATACCACTGGTACACAAGAGTTGGCATGTAGTGCAGGTGCTTGTGAGATTGTAGATATAACATGATATCATTATTAGGAAGCCTTCTCGGATTTGGAACTTCCAGTATCCCTATGATAATGGGATTTTTTGAGAAAAAACAAGCTAACAAACAAGAACTTTTGATGCTAGAAGCTAAGGCTAAGTACGCATCAGAATTAAGTAAACTAAAATTACAAGAGATGGATGCTCAAGCAGACATAGAAGAAGTGAAAGGTTTGTATAAACATGCTGAGTCATTGGCACAGGCAAACAAGTCTACATTTGTATCTGCTTTACAGGCGTCAGTACGACCAGTTATAACCTATGCTTTCTTTAGTGTATTTGCATTTGTTAAAATTACTTATGTAATAATGGCAGTGCAAGAAGGGAGAGATGTGTTGCCTTCTATATTAGAGGCGTGGGATGATGAAAGCCAAACGATCTTTGCCGCTATAATTAGCTTCTGGTTTGGGAATCGTTTATTTAAAGCAAGGAGTAAATAGTGGGAACTGTAAATTTTCAAAATGCACCAGAGGGTTCATTAACACCCTTCTTTCCATTCGGTCCAATGATGATGCATGCAAAAATGCCTTCTAGTATGGTAAAGTCGTTAAATAAATACACCAACAAAACTATTAAGGATGAAGAAAAAATTAAAAAATTAGACCATTCAGATAACTTAGTAGGTAAACTTAAACAAGAATTTTTGATAGAAGAAAAAGAATTAAATAGACATATGGATTTTTTTAATACAGTTATAGGTAATTTTGTCCAAACAGAATTATCAAGACATTTTACTAAATTAGCAGATTCTACAGGCATATCTTTAAACTACAAGGCTGCTTGGATTGTGCGTCAGTTTGCTGGTGAATTTAACCCTGTTCATATACATACATCGTGTGATCTATCTTGTGTTGGTTATTTAAAATTACCAGAAAAAATAAATGAAGAGTGGGAGGAAGATTATAAAGATCATCACCCTTGTAAAGGACACATAGAATTTATTCACGGCTCTTCTGGTAAAATGCATCAACACAGAAGTTTAATAAGACCTACTGTAGGTGATTTTTTTCTGTTTCCTGCAGATTTAATGCATACAGTTTATCCTTTTTATTCTGACGGAGAAAGAAGATCATTTAGTATGAATATAAAAATAGATCAACAAGAAATTAATGAAAAAGGAGAATTGGAGTCCCTTGACAATGAAAGAGAACATGGGTATTCTATAAGTAGTGGGTGGAAATTAGATTGGATGCTTCCTACTAGAAAAATATAAAATTTAAAATTACTTCAACCTTTTTAGGAGAAAACAATGGAGTCCCAAATAATATCCCTACTTTTAAGTAGAGAAAACTTTGATAAGGCGAAAGCCCTTGTCACAAAAGATATGTTTGATAAAAAATACAAAACTATCTTTGACGCAGTAATGCACTACCATACTAAGTATGAAGGTGATCTATCAAAAGACAATCTTTTTATGGTTCACAAAAACCTATACCCTGCCATGCCTGACTCCACAAGAGAGTTAGTTGAAGAGGCTATCCAAGATATACCAGAAGACGTAGAAGGCGATCCTAACTTTGTAATGGATACGCTTACTGAGTTTTGGCGTAGAGAGATGGCTAGGAAGGTAGGCGAAACAGCTATTGATATATGGAATGGCGACTCAGCCAACTTTGGTGATCTACGAATGATGATTGACCAAATCATAAATCAAGACTCAGCTACTGGCATCTTGTCTATGCAAAGGGAAGAGACAGATGTAGAAGAATTGTTTCAAGACTTTGAAGCAGACCCAGACTTTCCTTTTCCAATAACAACATTATCTGATGAGGTAGCAGGTACATACCGAGGTAACTTAGGTATTATTTTTGCTAGACCTGAAAGTGGTAAGTCATCTTTCTGTGCTTTCTTAGCTGCAGAAGCAATACGTAAGGGGCACAGGGTAGGCTACATTATGAATGAAGAGACAGCTAAACGGATGAAGTCCAGAGTATTAACTGCCTACTTTAATGTACACAAAGAAACTTACATGCAAGAGATAGAAAATATAAAAAGAGTATACAAAGAAGAGATAGAAGATAACCTTTACATTATGGATTCTGTAGGCTCTGATGTTACTGAGATAGATCAGTTTACAAAATTAAATAAGATTGATGTGCTGTTTATAGACCAGTTAGATAAGGTAAAAGTAAATGGCGAATTTAGTAGAGGCGATGAAAGATTGAAAGAGCTTTATGTAAATGCAAGAGAGATAGCTAAAAGAAATGCCTGCATGGTATGGGCAGTTTCTCAGGCAAGCTATGATGCACACAATCGTCAGTTCTTAGACTTTGCTATGTTAGATGGCTCTAAGACTGGCAAGGCAGGAGAAGCAGATATTATTATAGGCATAGGCAAAAATCCTGGTGAAGATGATGACACTCGATTTCTGTGCGTTTCAAAAAATAAAATTTCAGGGTGGCATGGTCACATTGTCTGTGAGATAGATAAACTTACAGGAAGGTATTACGAATGATTTTAACGTTAGATGTAGAAACAACTTTTATAAAAACAGACAAGGGTTACGATCCTTCTCCTTACACTAGAGGCAACCAACTAGTATCTGTAGGTTTTAAAGAAGATGATAAGCCTGTAGAGTATGTATGGTTTTATCACTCAAACAAAGAACCAACACCAGACAACATGAAGATAGTACAAGATGCTTTAGATAGAGCAGACGTATTGTTAGGTCACAATATAAAGTTTGACTTACAATGGCTGTTTGCCGCAGGTTTTACCTACGATGGTGCAGTCTATGATACTATGGTTTTTGATTACATATGGGCTAGAGGTGTTAAAGTTCCTCTAAGTCTCGATGAGTGTTGTCGTAGACACCAGACCACTACCAAAAAGAAGAAAGAAATTTTAGAAAATTACTTGAAAGAAGGTATAGGATTTGATATAATACCACCTGAGATAGTAGAGGAATATGGAATTGCTGATGTGCAATCTACTTATGAGGTAGCTGTTAGTCAGTCTAAACAAGAAGGAAAGAGCATTGAGCAAATTGCAGCCCACATTGTACCTGTCTTTTGAGGTAACAAAAGTTTTAGCAGGTATGGAAAGAGATGGCATCAAGATTGATCGTCAAGCCCTTAACCTTGTTAAAGATGAATACACAAAAGAACTAGAAGAACTAGATTTATTTTTAAGCAAAGAAGTAACTAGAGTTATGGGAGATATGCCTATTAACTTATCTAGTCCTGATGATAGGTCTAAGCTTTTATTTTCTAGGTCTATAAACAATAAAAAGAATTGGATAAAAACATTTAACCTAGGTTACGAAGTCAGAGGCAACACTAAGAAACCTAAACGTAGAGCCTACATGACTGAGGCACAGTTTAAGAGAGCAGTCGTAAACAACACTACTGTACAACAAAAGTCTGAGGCACAGAAATGTACTCCCTGTAATGGCTATGGAAAAGTAGCTAAGAAAAGAAAAGATGGCACATGGGGTAATGCTAGGTTTATATGTAAGTCTTGCTCAGGTGTAGGAATACAGTACATGCCTACAGGTAGAGTTGCAGGATTTAAGTTAGCACCATTAGACCCTAAAGGATGTAGTACTGCAGGATTTAAAACAGATGCAGATGCTCTTTCTCTATATAAGGAAAGAGGCAGTAAAGAAGCTGTCCTGTTTATAAAAAATTATCTCAGGTATAATGCTATTAAGACTTACCTAAAAACTTTTATTGAAGGTATAGAAAAAAATTTAGATTACTCAGACAGGATACATCCACAGTTTATGCAATGTGTTACAAGCACTGGTAGACTATCTTCTAGAAATCCTAACTTCCAAAACATGCCTAGAGGTAAGACCTTTCCTGTTCGTAGGGCAGTGGTGTCTAGGTTTGAAGGTGGTAAAATTCTTGAGGGTGACTACGCACAGTTAGAATATAGAGTAGCAGGTTTCTTAAGTAAAGATAAACATGTGTATGATAATGTAGAAGGTGGTGTAGATGTGCATAACCTAACTGCTACTATCATAACAGGTAAAGATAAAGAAGAGATTACGTCTGAAGAAAGACAAAATGCAAAGGCACATACTTTTGCACCGTTGTATGGTGCTACAGGTATGGGATTGCCTGAACACATACACAGATATTACTACCAGTTTACAGATGTGTATCCTGGAATTGGTGAATGGCATATAAGGTTAGCTAACGAAGCTTTAAAGTATAAAGTTGTAAGTTTACCTTCAGGTAGGGAATACAGATTTCCTTATGTAAAGAGAACAGCTAGAGGCATTACACATGGCACTAGCGTAAAGAATTATCCTGTACAAGGGTTTGCGACAGCAGATTTACTTCCGTCTGCTCTAGTGCTTACCTTCGAAGAATTTAAGAAAAGAAAACTTAAATCTTTGCTTTGTAATACAGTACATGATAGTATAGTAGTGGATGTACATCCTGATGAAGAGGATCAAGTAATTGAGACTGTCAAAGAATGTATGCTCTCTATCCCTCAGCAAGCTAAAAGAAGATGGGGCATTGATTACGATATGCCTGTTG